AGATAGATTTAGTTGTGAAATATCAACTACTATGAATCTTGGTGGAGATAAGTGGTCAATTTATTTAGAACCATCAGGAGAGTTAGGTAAAAAAGGAATTAAAGTTGATTTAGAAAGTGGAGATATGCTAGTTTATAGTGGTTGTGAACTAGAACATTGGAGAGAAAAATTCAAAGGTAAGATTTCAGCACAAGTATTTTTACATTATAATAATACTAAAACAAGATTTGCTAGAGATAATATGTTTGATAAACGTATTCATTTAGGACTTCCCTCTTGGTTTAAAAGATGATAGATATTAAAATGGTGGGTGAGTTTAACCACCAAACCACCAAACTCACCTGCCCATTATGAAATTATTATTATTATTGACATTATTGTTATTAGTTTCATGTTCAACAAATAATAAAACACCCAAACCTTTTGGAACATTATATAAAATTTTAAGTGGGGATTTAAGATGAATAAAAATGTTTTAATTTGTATTCCTAGCTTTGACCAAAAAATACACTTACAAACTATATCTTCAATAATAAATACTAGAGATACCTTATTACAAGCTAAAATAGGAATAGGAATGATGTGGGTAAGAGATAGTCTTGTAACAAGAGCTAGAAATAAATTAGTATCAGCTTTTTTAGAACAAAAAGAATACACTCATTTATTTTTTATAGATGCTGACATTGTTTTTGATCCACAAGATTTTATAAGAGTATTATTATTTGATAAACCATTAACATCAGCTCCATATCCAATTAAACATGAAGAAAAAATAGAAGAAGGTGATGCTAGTAAAGGTTGGTGTTTAAACTTTCCATTAGGTAAGTGTGATTTATTAGACAATGACAAAGGTTTTAAAAAAGTAAATTATGTAGGCACAGGTTTCATGTGTATTGAAAGGATAGTATTTGAAACAATATTGAAAAAATATCCAAGTATAGAATATCTTTCAGATGTTAAAGCTAGAATAGATGGAAAAAGAGAAGTAAATGGTAAAAAAGAATATGCTTTTTTTGATTGTGGAATACAAGGACAGGGGATTATTGAAGATGAAGAAAAAACACAAAGATATTTAAGTGAGGATTATTATTTTTGTGCTTTATGGCAACAATGTAAAGGAGAAATATGGTCAGACTTAACAAGTCAATTAAGACACATAGGAATAAAAGAATATACAAGACCACCAATAGCAAAGATAAAAGATGCAAAATGACAGATGAAAGTATGTGGGAAAATATATTGCCACAATTAAAACAAATTGGAGGTGCGCATTATAAAAACTTTTGCATTCAACCTTATGAGTTTATATCTAAAAATAACCTTTCGTTCTATCAGGGTAATGTTATAAAGTATGTTGTCAGATATTTAGAAAAGGGAGGAACTGAAGATTTGGATAAAATCATACATTATACTCAATTAGAAATAAAAAGATTAGAAGATGATGAAACCAAAGCTAAATACGAGAAAAAATAGTGTTTAAAGGGTCATAGAGGGGTCTATTTTAAGCATTATGCACAAAATAGGTAAAAGATACTATGGCAGGTAAAAAAGGTAATGTTTATGGTTCAGTTACGTTGTATGAAAAAAGTACAAAGGGTACAAGTATAGGTAAAAATCCTAAAAAAGTTAGCTCTATGAATAAAAGTAAGAGAAAAGGTAGAAGTAAAAAACAAATGAGATATAGAGGACAAGGAAAATGAAAAGAATTATTAAGAAAAAGTCAAAAGTTTCAATTGGTACTGCTCATCAAAGGATTGACGACCATGAAAAACTATGCAGAATAATGCAAGAGATGACAAATAAAAAAATAGATAGACTTGAAAAAATAGTCATGTCTTCAACAGGAATGCTAATACTAGGCATGTCTACAATCATATATAAAATACTGCTTACATAGGAGGTTTCCGATGCAATTATCAAAACATTTTACATTAGAAGAATTTACAAAGTCAATGACTGCAACTCGTAAGGGAATTAAAAATAATCCAGGAAGTGGAGATATAAAAAATTTAGAAAATGTTGCTTATGAGATATTAGAACCAGTAAGGGCAAAATTTGACAAACCTGTAACTATTACATCAGGTTATCGTAGTGAGGAGCTATGTGAAGCTATAGGTAGCAAAAAGACAAGTCAGCATGCCAAGGGTCAAGCAGTTGATTTTGAAATATTAGGAGTTCCCAATATTAAAGTAGCATATTGGATTCAAAATAATTGTGACTTTGATCAACTCATACTAGAATTTTATTCTCCAGATGATGGTGCAAAAGGTTGGGTCCATGTTTCTTTCAATGAAGCAGGAGCAAATAGAAAACAAGTTTTGACATATGATGGAAAGCAATATTCTAATAATCTTCCTGATATGATATGGGAAAAAGGCGAAGTCAAAGAGTAAAAGTTGCAAATTCTATTATAGATTGATAGAGTATCTTCAACTAGGAGGATATATCTATGTGGTTGAATTTATTAACAGCAGGTTTTAAGACAGCAAGTCATATCTATACAAAAAAACAAGAAACAAAAAAATTAATGGCTGATGCTCAAATGAATCATGCCAGAAAAATGAGTTCAGGTGAAATTGAATACTCAGGTAAACTTTTAGAAGCTAGACAAAACGATTACAAGGATGAGGTAGTTCTAGCAATCCTAACTTTGCCCATAGTCGTGCTGGCATATGGTGTGTGGTCAGATGATCCACAAGCTATGGAAAAAATAAAAATGTTCTTTGAGCATTTCCAGGCACTTCCTACATGGTTTACAAATTTATGGATTCTTGTTGTAGCAAGTATTTTTGGAATTAAAGGAACACAAATATTTAAAAATAATACAAAAAAATAAATGAAGTTTATGCTTGTCATAAGTTTATGCTCTTTCATACATCAAAATTGTCAACCAATTGATAAAGGAAACATGCTTTATGATGATTGGAATACCTGTATGGGAGTTGGTTATATTTCTTCAATTAAAATTTTAGATGAAATTGGAAAAGAAGAAGTAAACAAACATCAAATTGGCACACAAATAATGTGCTATCAAATAAAAGGAATAATATGAAAGTAATAGCAATTGGAGATCTTCATGATTCTCCTCATATAAAAGATAAAAGTAGATTTAGATGGATAGGAAAACATATTGCAAAAACAAAACCAGCTTATGTTGTACAGATAGGAGATTTTTTAACTTTAGATAGTTGCACTTATTTTATTCCTGATGATACATTTACTGCAAGAATAGAAAAGCCAACATTTATTAAAGACATGCAATCATTTGACGAAGCTATGGAAGAATTTAATTATGGTCTAGGTAAATGCAAAATAAAAAAATATTATACTTTAGGAAACCATGAAAAAAGAATGTGGAGATATGAAGATAAAAATCCAACTTTTTATGGAATGTGTCAAAAAGAATTTTATGGAATATGCAAAAAGTATAAATGGGATGTTATTCCTTGGGGCGAGTATTTAATGTTAGGTGGTGTTGGTTTTATACATGCACCAATTAATCCAATGGGTAAAGAGTATGGTGGTGAGGCAAGTGAAAGACAAGTAGCAAACAAATCAAAAATAGATATTGTCTTTGGTCATAGTCATAGGGCGCAAGATAATAGAGTACCAAAAATAAGTCCTATTCCAAATGATTTTACTAGAGTTTTAAATTTAGGTTGTGCCTTACCTGAAAATCATATTGAAAGTTATGCAAAACATAGTCTTACAGGTTGGACTTATCAAATATGTGAATTAGAAATATGGGATAATCACATAATGGAAGTAAATAACATCTCTATGAAACAGCTTAAAAAACTTTATGGGTAATTATGAAATTACCAGGAACAATATATTTAGGACATAGAAAAATTAAGGTCCAACAAATAGGTGCAAGAACAGCAAACAAAGATCAGATTTATGGAGATTTTGATGTTAATAAAGAGTTAATAAGAATAGATAGAACATTAGAACCCACAAGAAAATTAAACACTTTAATACATGAGATTGTTCATGTTCTATTAGACCATTTCAATGCAGAGTTGAAATTAAAAGATGAAGAAAAAGTATGTGAGGTATTGGGTACAGGTTTATCTGATCTATTTATTGCTAATCCTAAACTTATTGACATTATTAACTCGGTTTACAATACATCTAAAAAATAGTAATATTAATTTTAGCTCCCTTAAAAGAACCCCCTATATTCATTAAAGATTATAAGGGGTTTTTATTTTAAGAACCTCTTTGACCAGCTTTGTTAATATCACCTTTTCTTTCAGTAGTATCAACAAGTCTTTCCAAGTAACCAAATGCAGGTGGAAAATCTTTTGGGAATACAAAAAGATGATATTGATTAGCTGTATCAACTCTCCTCCATTCAGCAGGATAAATTTCAACAGCTTCTTGTTCAGGTGATGTTAAGGTATTTTTAATATCCATTAACTCTCTCCAATCATGAATAGATTTTTTATCTAATCTTTTAATGGAAAGATAAGTCATTTTACCTTTTAGGTTTTCTTGTAAAACCATAAAGTCAGCTTTTTCATTTTTATATACATTGACTTGATATTTATCATTTATATAACATTCAGCATTTAAGATATTATTCTTAAACATTTCTTCTAACTCTTTCATACTAGGTGTTTTAACAGAAGTAATTCCTAAATCTGTTTGAGCTACATCAAATCTTTTTTTAAACATTTGAAATAAATCATAACTTGTTTTTTTAGTACCATCACCTAGTACAGCTTTTGTGAATGGTGTCATTTTGCACCTCCATACAAACAAGATTTATGTTGAGGTATTCCTCTTTTGAAATCCTGTTCTACATTTTCATATTTTTTTCTGAATTGTTTTGCATGAAATTCTGACCAGTATGCTTCTCCAGTTACTTCATCAGTATCCCATTCAGTATCTGTGTATTCTACAAAAACAACTTTATCTAAAACTTCTGAACAATTTTCTAAAAAATCCCAAAAGCAAAAATCAACTGATTCATTAGTATAAGTCCATTTTCTGTGATCACTTAATGTAAAGTTACATGTTATCATTATGATACCTCCTTTGTTTTTTTGTATTGATCTAATGCTTCTAAAAATTCTTTAAACATTGGATTTTCTTCAGAAATAATACCAGCTTCAAATTGTTTTCTTTCTTTTAAAGATGCTAGTACACTCATGTAATGATATGATTTTTTTTCTTTTTTATACCAACCACTATGTTCTTCATGTCTTTGACTTCTAGAATAATAAGAAGATGTAAAAGTAAAATGTTCATTAGTTGGATCAAACTTAACACCAGTTACTCTATCACCTCCTAGAAAACTTCTTTTAATCATTACTTTTAAATGCGATTGGTTTCTCCAAACCCACTTGTCAATAGGATTTAATTTATCCCAGTAGTATGTTTTTTCTTTTTCCATTTGTATCCCCTTTTTTAGTTAATATATTCTTATGAATATAGGAGTACGATACCATATCCACTCT